AGTTATGACATCCGATACGCTTAACACGCTTATCAGTGTTCACACCTAATTGTGATTTTGCACCACCGAAACCTCCACCGATAGCTTGTACTCCATTAGCCCGAGAAACCATAAGAATATTCTCATACTCTAGTTCTTGATGCATAATCTGAGCGACCTGATCAGATACGTTTGTTTCGATTAGAATAAACGCATTGTTATATTCCGTGCCAACCTTAAAAATTATAGTTGGGAATAACAGTGGTGTAATATCGTTCCTCTTATACTTAGCAACGATGCGATATGGTGTTTCCGTAATATCAATCATCTGGATAGTTGAAAAGTCACCTTCAACACCAGCAGCAATATCAACGATACCACAATAAGTGTGATTCTTTTGAGGCTTCTCGAATATGTCTAAACCATCTTTGCTTATGATAGGTTTATCAACCGTCATCTTAGCAATAACGTCAGAACGGATTAGCGTTAAGCTAGAACCTAAGAAGTTACATAGAACCTCTTGGTTGAATTTAAGTTCACCCAACATTCTACGTTGTTCTTCAGCCCAAGCTGCATCACGACCTGGAATTTCCCAATATGGAATAAACAGCGGAACGAAACCGTTACGGTCATTCTCAGCATCATTCCAGAAACGCCAGAAGTGGTTATAACCTAGTGGAGTTGAAGACAGTAGAATCTTAGTTGTTTGACCCGCAGAAATAGTTGGGTAAACCGCAGTAAAGAATTCCTCAGCAACGTTGTTTGGAATAATCGCAGCTTCGTCAACATACAACATGTTAACAGACTTACCACGAATACCAGACTTGCCAGTAGCAGCCGTGAATACCTTAGAACCGTTTTCTAGTTCAATGTCACCTTTGTTCCAACCAGTAACACCTTGCTGCATCCACTTAGGTAAGTGCTCATACATTGTTTGGTAACGATCTAAAACTTCACGAGCGGCAGCAGCTTTGTTAGCTAAGATAGCAACTGTTTTGTTATCGTGAAATAACGTGTACCAGAGAATATATGCGGCAGAAGAAGTCGTCTTACCTTGCTGACGACCTTCCATAAGAATAACACGACGGTTATTATGAATGATGTTAATCTTGTTCTTCTGACAATCATACAGCTTGAAAAGTTTTAAACCATAGTCAAGTGTAACAATGTAACAGTAGTTCTCGATAAAGTAGATCGGGTCTTGAGCGCACTTGATATACTCCTGAACTTGATCAGGAGTAAATTGAAAACTAATACCAGCAGCTTTTAAATTCGCATTACTATTATATACTTCAGCCATAATTTATTTTATAATTCGTTTATCCAGCCGTCATTTGTTATAGTTTGCTCGCCGTCTGGTCCAAGTTCACCTGTTGCTCTATACTTAGAGAACCCATTTTCACCAATAGATAGATTTGCATCGCTTTGTAGAATTACACCTTGTTGAGAAACTGGGCCAAATAAAGATACCTTCATTTGAAAGTTAATTGTATGAATAACAAAACGTCTTTGTTGGAACGTACCTTCAAATTCGTCTGATACAATAACTGAGTTTAGAACAACAGGAACGTCTAGCTTAATACCCATATCATCTACGGCATTAATAGACATAGAATATTCTGGTGTAAACCATGGAAGGATTTGTTCAATAATTTGTAGAGCGTCTTCTTGAGTCTTAGTAACAATATACAAAGACATATCAATGTTGTATGGTACTGGGGTTCTAACAACTGCTGTGGTTGTTTCATTAGTTGAGGAAGCGTCGTTCTTCATATATTGCATGCGGTTTACTTTACGTAAAGAATCATATGTATATGCAATAATTTCAAATGACATACGTGGTAGAGAAGTTAAGGTATGATTCTCTAACGTTGGATCTTCATCCAAACGAACTAACCATTTTTCTTTTGGGGCATAAGACAGTGGAACATGGACACGTTGAGCATGTTCTCCGTTTACTGGATCGTTAATTCTACGATCAATAAAGATGTTAGAAAATAACCGACCAAACCCGATAATACATTTTCTAGTAATCCCATGATAAAATACACTATCATTAAGCATTAGACTTCTCCAAACGGATTTGTTTCATTAAATATGGCATTTTCGGATACAGCCTTATCCTTGAATGTTTGGTTATCCGCGAATCCAGTAGCGTCTTCAATTTCTGGGTTAACCGCTACATCGAACGACTTGAGGTCTTCGAACACATCAACAGCAGGAATACCAGTATCAATCTTCTCGCTACTGTATTGGAATAATTCAACGTCCAGCTTGTAAGTATACAAGCGACCTAGTTGATAGAAAGGTTCTTGGTGTTTAACAAACTTAATTTCAAACAAACCTTTAGTCAAAGGGTAATAAATCAAATCACCTTCGTTTGGTCTGTTTGGTAGATATGTTGTACCATGGATACCGATTAGATCAGTCCATCGTTTACGGGCAACAGTTAGAGTTGCAGATTGGTCCATCAGTAGACCAAACTTTTGAATCATCGCGCCTTGGCCAGCCAAACTTTCAATGTTATCAAAATACATCTCGATTGGATATGCATGCTCAAACTTACTCAATCGATCTTCGCCGAAAATACGATCAGTTGATACTTGAGTGCGTGGGATGTAAAGAAAGTCTTTACCATAGATCTTTAAAGATTCAATGATGATGGTTTCAATTAAGTCTTGTTCAGACGTAGTGCCTTGGGTAAAATACGGGTTTGTTGCCATAAGTTACCCCAAGAAGAAATCTAACGGTGCTGATTTTGTTTGTAGGTCGTCTTCTAACTCGTCGATTTCTTTAGTTGCTTCAGCATACAGCTTATCACCATCAAGAGTTACACCACCTGGTAATTGTAATCCAGAAAACTTTTTAATGTTAACTGCCCACTGTTTCTTGAACAATGCAGTTGTATAGTGTTTTAACCATGGCTCAGCAAATACACGAGTATATGTTGATGGGTCTAGTGCACGGTATCCTTGGATTAAAATATAGTCACCGATGATAACATCAGTTTCCCAGTTAATGTCTAGATACATTCGGTTCTGTAATCGGTTAAAACGATATAGAACGTGACCATTCAATTCCAAGTCCAACATAGCCAAGTGGCTCATAGTAGTCTTGTAGTAAACGATACTCGTAGAAGTTAAGTCATACAGGTCGTTCAAACGTAGCTGGTATTGTAAGTCAAAGATGTTCTTAGAAGAAGATGCTTGACCGATGTTCAATACCTTAGTAACACCGTACACGTAATCAGGTACAGTGATATATTTTAGATCGTATTCACCAAGAGTAGCTGGATTAGATGCAGCTAGAGTAGCAGTATGGCCAGAAGAACCAGTAATAGTTTCTCCAGCAACGAAAGTACCAACAACGTTTCTAACGAAAATCTTATCGTTAGTTGGTTGGCTTCCTGATTCTGGGATAACCTTGGCTTTGGCACCAGATGTTACGCCTGTGATAACTTCAGCAACTTCAAATTGAGTGCCGTTATTAGATTGAAGGTTTAGCGTTGATGCGCGAATACGGTGCTTCAAATACATTTGTTCTACACCCTCGTAGTGGTATAGATTCCAGTATTCTAACGCTTCATCTAGACGATCTTCTAGTTGAGTATTGTCTACGTTGATCTCCAACACAGGTGCACCTAGTGCACGCAAAGCGTATTGTTTTAATTGTTCTCTAGATGCGACAGCCATGTGTTTATCCTAGTTCGTTGTAGAACTATTTATTCTGGTTTTGGGTACTTGTCTTTTACTTGTTTTATTGATCTAGTGAAATCATTTTCAACACCAATTTCTGTAAAATAACGATAGAGGTTGTCTAGTTGATCGCCGATTGATGGGTATTCTTTAGACCTTAAACTTTTATATTTTGTTAATTGCCACTCAGCATGTAACTCGTCTACTAAAGATAAAATATTTTCTAATGGCTCAGGTGATAAACCTTCTGCTAAATCAAACCATATGATTTCTTGTATACCATTAGAATACGTATTAAACCTCCAACCTCTTTGTGGGCCAGACAATTGTTCTAATGCTTTAATAACGAAGTTTTCTTTTTCTCTTGAGACATTAAGTTCAAAATTAAGTTTCATTGCGCGACCTCCCACAGAGTCATCCTAGAACGGGCAGTTGCAAAGTTTACTGAACCATCAACTCCAGCAGTGCCTCTATTATAATATGTTATACCGTTTTCATTAATAACACCAACTCTAACTCCAACTTTAGTACCAACCCCTGCACCAATCTGAGAAGCTGACATAGAGTTAGAAATAGGGAATGGGAATGGTCCATCATTTGATTTATGAGCCCAACTTAGATCACCAATACCCGAATATGTTTGACTTTGAGAGTTCAATACGTTATTTAAGTTCCATCCACCATCATTAATATTATACTGTAGAAAAACAGAAGTATCATCCCCTGATTGTCCTGTAAACACACCTTCAATTAATATTAAAGAATTTGCTCTTTGTAGTGTAATATATGTGGTTATCCAATATGTATAGTTTGGTGCACCAGAACCAGAAGCAGAAACAGTATCGTCGACGTTTCGTACAACTTGCAATACAGAACCTGTTGGCAACATACTATTGGTAACAACTACCGCCCCTGGAGAAAATTTAGAAGCAACAATAGAATTATCTGTTAGTTTTGATGCACTGATAGAAGAATCTCGGATTACGTTATTTGTAATTCTTGTTAATGCCATATTAGTTTACCTGTGGTTTCTGAATGTTGTCTTTAACATTCTTGATGTATGCTTTCCAACCTTCAATACCAGTATCATAGATAATGGCTAGTTGTTGATCAGCAGTAGGGTAGTGTTCTTTGCGAAGGTTTCTATAATCTCCGTCTGGATGACTATATGCAGCTTTACTTAAAGCGTATGCTTCTTCAAGCTGCGCTTCTGTAGGTTTAGGGAAAAACAAGTCTTCCCAAATTAAGTCTGAGTATTTCCAACCACCTTCTGGTAAAGTATCACCGTTAAAGGTATACTTCGCCATAGGCATCATAAACATAATTGCTTGTACGATATCCATATTTTATCCTTAAAACCACCAAACTAATAGACCTGGTCCACCGTATCCATCGTCTTCACCACCTCGAGCGTATTGAAGATCGTCTTGACCGCAGAAACGACCCAAGAAAACATCTGAGTGGTTCGCTGGAATATTACCAGAACCTGTCATAGTTGCCCCAATAATTATTGGGTGAACATATCCAGAACCACCACCGCCGCCGCCCATAGATGAACCGCCATAAGCTCCAGAACCACCACCGTACCAGCCACCGCCGCCACCACCACCATAGTTGTTACCGTTTTGGTGTGTGCCGCCTTGCTTAAAAGAACCAGCTCCGCCTGTACTATTGTTACCTGTTCCACCTCGTCCACCTGAATCTTGTTTACCGCCGCCTCCAAAGTT